GCTTATATAGATCTAGTAGAAGCAAAGAGGAAAAGCCATGCTACTCGATACGTCTGTTACCGTCGGCCAAAACGTTCGTGCGTTCCTCAATAAGAATGCGCGTGGAAAGGTTGTCGCAGCCAACGGTTCGTTGTTGACAGTTCAGTGGGAAGGTGGTAATATGGTAGAAGTTAATCGGTTCAGTGTTATCGTCATGAAACCTGGGTACTAAGGAACAACGAATGCAAACTGTACGTGAACTTATCGAAGAAGCTATCGCAGAAGCTCGCATCATGGAGGCTGCTCGAGAAGTATTCGATGTAGATAACATGTTGCTCACCGCTATGCGCTTGAGTGGTGCGCCGTATTCGTTTGTCGAAACAGTATACGAGCGAGCATCAGCATGAACTACTTTGGAGCTACATACACTAAAAGCCGTGATCCTACTGATATCTACTATAAGCGCATTCTTGAGATGATGCGTGATTACAAACTATCAATGCAAGATGCGATCAACTGGGATATGGATGGCTTTATGCCATACCCTTCTCGTGGAATGATTCTTACTGATGAAGAAGAGATTGACTTTTATCTTCACATAAATTATATTCCAGCTGATAGCCGTACATTCTTCACAGGAGTTGCCCTTGGCTTTTATGACTATACACTCGAAGACAAAGAAGAGGAAACTGACCAAGAGGATGATCGAAGCACAAGCACGCCATGACGAATGGCTTGCCTCGATTGGAGTGAATGGCCGTAAGACGCTGAAGGGTGTTGAGCATGTAAATCTTCGTGAAGGTATTGTTGAGAACGCACAGCTCACGAATGGTATTGCTGGTAACGGTACAAAGAAAGAAGCTAACGTATACACTGGTGACTACATCATGGGTATCGCCACTATGCACAAGTCAAACGCTGTCCCGATTACAAGCGGCCAACAAGCTATTGAAGTATCGCAGATGAGGAGGAACTAAGGTTCCTCCTTTTTTATAAATACTTTAAATATCAAGAGGTAATGATGGCAACTATTGTCAATAACGCCAAATACGGTGATGGCCATGAAGTCATATTAAAGACGATGCAGCAGCTTCCTGCTGCATCTAAGTTTGCCTTTGCGAGATACAAATTTGTTCCCGGCGTATCTGTATTTAAAGTAAATCGTACCGCGAAAACAGCGGACGCTGTTATTAACCTTGGCGTTGGTACAGATGTAGTTTATTTAACTGATGATAAAGGCAAAGTTTATCGTATCGTCGGTAAAGCATCTACTATTAATGGTACGTTTAACCATAATGGCAATAGTAGCAAATCAATGACAAATTTGTTAACTGAAATCAAAGAACTTGTTTCAATGTGGGTGTTTGAGAAGTATTTTGAGACTGGAACATTTATCGAAGAAGACGAAATATATTCTAAACTAAATGCTGCGAATAAAGAAGGATATAAGACGGTCTACTACGAAAGTGCTTTAAAACAGTTAGCGGCATTGAAACCATATGTGACCGATCCAAAGGGTTATACTTACGAAAGACAGGGTCAAGATCGCACGAAAAACCTCTACATCAATGCCCGAAAATTAACACGTAAGCTGAATGATAACTGGAATCCTGCAGACATATGGATGATTAAACGTTCGTATAGCATGGAACCATTATACAAAGCTACGAACGCGAACGAACTGAATGGCTTACTCGCAGACGCAGTAGAAACGCAAGACATTATTCCAATTTCGCTGAAGCAGATCGTTACTCCGTCTGCTAAGTTTAGTTTAGTCGACTCAGCTAAACAGCTTGATGGTGATGTTGATTTAGATTTTACACTAAAAGAAATTCAGCTTACAAGCTCTTTCGCAAACTTCTTTGTTGTTACGAATTCAAGATTCGCAGTCAGAGGCGGCTTTAAATCATCAGGGCAAACATTATCTGTCTCGCTTGAAGGCAAGATGATGGGTGCAAAGTATCAAATGGGTGCTATTGATGCTCGCTGGTTTGCAAATACAGTTCAGACTCAGTACTCTCATCGCCTAATTGGTGGTGTTGGTGTTGATTTGAACTATATGGACACGGCTAAGCAGCAACTGAAAGAAATCATTCAGCGCAATGGTATGCCGTCTGGAAAAATTTCTAGTTATGACGACGCTATCAAAATGGTTGATTCGGCGGACGAACTTACTAAGAAAAGATTTATTGCTCTTATGTCTTATTTGTATGTGCTTACAGTAAAACCTGGCCGTGATCTTCCTTCATTCATGAAACAATGCTATTTCTCAGCAAAGAAAATTTCAAGTGACGCTAGCGTCTATGTTCTCATATCTTAAGGTGTCTTAATGCTTTCATTCAGATCATTCATAACAGAACAGACTCGCGGTAAAGGTCTTACTATTTTTGACATAGACGAGACACTTTTTCAGACAAAAGCTTTGGTTAAGGTAGTGAAGGACGGAAAAGTAGTTCAGTCTCTCGATAACCAAGCTTTTAATACATATAAGCTTAAGGACGGTGAGTCGTACGACTTCGGTGAATTTACTTCAGCTGAGATCTTCCAGAACACCTCTGTTCCTATCATGAAGATGGTTCAAAAGGCAAAAGCAATTATACGTAATGCGGTAAATGCTGGGTCTAGAGTTATTATCGTGACTGCTAGATCTGACTTTGACGATAAGAAAAAGTTCCTTGATACATTTCGTAGATATGGAATAGATATAGATAAGGTGTATGTTGAAAGAGCGGGTAACTTAGGTCTAGGATCGAGCGCAAAGAACAAACGCTTTATATTTCATAAATACCTACGTAAGGGAGAGTACGAGAGAGTACGCTTCTTTGATGACGCGATGTCAAACATTACGATGTTTAAGGCTCTTGCAAAGCAGTATCCGGACATATCGTTCGAAGCATATCACGTTCACCATGACGGATCAGTAAGGAAAGTATGATGTTATCATTCGACCGGTTTCTTGTAGAATCAAAGAACACTCACATGGAGCATATCGAGGATAATATCCTCAATGCGGGTGTCGAGGGTGCACGTCAGTCGATTAACTATCTTCGTTCTCTTCGTGACATGCTAGCAGGCAACTCTACGAAGTCGGTGAACGTAACGATTAAATGGGATGGCGCACCAGCAGTCTTTGTCGGTATTGATCCAACAGATGGTAAATTCTTTGTAGCAAAGAAGGGTATCTTCAATAAGGACCCAAAGGTGTATAAGACACCAGCTGATATTGATGCAGATACGTCAGGTGATTTGAACACTAAGCTCAAGATTGCTCTTGAAGAGCTCTCAAAGCTTGGTATTACAGGAGTGGTACAAGGTGACTTCTTATATTCGAAAGAAGATATTCGAGAAGTGGATATTGATGGAGAATCGTATATTACTTTCCATCCTAACACGATTGTTTACGCGATACCGAAGAACAGCCAACTTGCTCGTGAAATCCTTGCCTCAAGAATCGGTGTGGTCTGGCACACTACATACCGAGGAAACACTCTTGAATCAATGTCAGCGAGTTTTGGAGAGGAGATCGCAAGCGGCCTCAAGAAAACGAAATCGGTCTGGTCAGTAGACGCAGTTTACAAAGATGTTTCTGGTTCCGCTAACTTTAATGCAGCAGAAACAAAAGAAGTAACTGAGCTATTGTCAAAGGCAGGTAAGATCTTCTCAGGCTTAAAGAGATCTGCGCTTGATGGTATTTCGGATAATGATGATCTTCTTATGCGAGTAAAAGCTTACATTAACACAAAGGTTCGTGTCGGTGAACGTATTGGTAACACCTCTCAGTTCGTCGATGGTCTTATGAAGTATGTACATGACTTTTATCAAAAAGAGATTGACAAGAAAGCGACCGATAAGGCAAAAGCTGCTGGAGAAGCAAAGCGTGCAGAAGTCATGAAGTACTTTGCAAACACTCCTAAAACTGAAATTGTGAAAATCTTTGATATGTACAATCTCATCGTCGATGCTAAGCATTTGATTATTCGTAAGCTCGACAAAGCAAAACAGATTGGAACGTTCCTTAAAACTGCTGATGGCTACAAAGTCACTGAGCAAGAGGGATTCGTTGCTATCGATCACATGGGTAAGAATGCTGTGAAACTTGTAGATAGACTACAGTTTAGCCATGCAAACTTCTCGTCAGACATTATCAAAGGATGGCAGCGTTAATGGCACAGTTTAGAACAGACACTTCTAAATATTCACTCGACAATAAAACCCTGTTTGAAGTAAATATGCTTAGCAGTAGATTTACTGCGTCAGGGACAGCAACCGATGCTTTCGGCCGTCTAAGAGTTGCAAATCCACTTACATTGTTTGATTCATTTCACCGTTATCAAGACAACGGTAAATTTTCTACTAGCACAAGCGGTACGGCAAATACACAATATCAAGCAAACGAATCTGTAGTAGATTTGAATGTGGGTACTGCATCGGGTGATAGATGCTATCGCGAAACAAAAAGAGTTTTCGCGTATCAGCCTGGCAAGTCATTGCTCATCATGAACACGTTCGCGATGAATGAGCAAAAAGCAAATCTGAGACAGCGCGTTGGCTACTTCAATTCGCAGAATGGTGTGTTCCTCGAAAATGATGGTACCGGCAATTACCTCGTACTGAGAACATACACGTCTGGATCTGTTGTAGAAACTAGAGTTGCACAAGCAAACTGGAATATCGACAAGTTTGACGGCACAGGGGCCTCTTCGCAATCAGGACACCCAGATCGCGGAAATCTAAATACTGCTAAATCAAACATTTTCTGGGTTGATATTGAATGGTTAGGCGTTGGTGATGTTCGCTGCGGGTTTGTAGTTGACGGATTGATGGTGCCTGCACATGTATTTCACAATGATAATCTTAACGCAACTACTTATATGACGACTGCTATTCTACCTGTTCGATATGAAATTGAAAATACCGGTATAACAGCATCTGTATCTAAGATGAAACAAATCTGCTCAACGGTTGTTTCAGAAGGTGGATATACGCTTGAAGGTAGAGCAAGAAGCGTTAGCATACCGATCACCACTCCAAAAGACTTGCCAACAGCAGGAACTTTTACACCTGTCATGTCAATCAGGCTGAAAGATTCGTTCAAAGATGCACTAGCGGTATTGAAGGATGTTGAGTTCTTCGGCATAACAAACAATACGAGTTATCGGTACAAGATTATTATCGGTGGCACGTTAACTGATGCATCATGGGCATCTGCTGCATCGGATTCGCCTATCGAATATGACCTTGCTGCAACGGCAATCTCTGGTGGAAGAGATGCACAAGTTGGTTATGTCAATGTCTCCGCTGGTGCTGGCGGGGCAGCAGTGAATCTTGGAAGAGAAACATTGTTTACATATCAGTTTGAAAGAGACCCATTCGCGGTGAGTGATGCCGGTACAATCATCACACTTGCTGCTACTGGTGCAGCAAACGGCAACGATGGGGTCGGGGCAATGACTTGGGAAGAAATCACGTAAGTGACTACCGGCTATACCTAAATGTCAATGTAAACTGTCGACTTTTTGTGATAAATATATCCGTATGACAAAGGTATAGTATACGGAGAAAAGAATGTACGCCGCTGTAAATGAAACTGCTCGAGCAATTAGCCCGCTTAGCATCGCAATATCAAATGGAATCCTTCGCTCGATCGAACTTATGCTAAAAGCAATTCCATCTGGATCAAAAGAAAAAAAGATTAGAGATCTCGCTCATTCACTTAAGTTTGAGTACCCACACGAATCACTTGATTATGTTACGAACATGGCTGCTAATATTTATGAGGATGGTCGCAAATGATAGATCCAGATCACTCATACTTTAAAGACATTGACGACAAAAAGAAAAATGGTGGCAAGTAATGTGGAAAAAGATAGTTAAATTTTTTGAGAGATACGACGAGAAAACTTGGGCTCACAAGTATCTTTCTGAGTCGTATGATCATATCGATCTTGAACGTAGAATGGAAGAGCTTGACCGTCGTGGTATCCGCTGGTACTGATCAATCACAATAAATAGAATTGAGTCAAGGAGAGTTTCGGCTCTCCTTTTTTATTGGAGGAAGATATGGTAATAATGGATCGTGGCCACAACGGCGGTAATGTGTGGCGTTGGCAGACTCTTGAAAGATTTGTGAAAGAAAATAATTGGACTAATGGCGCAGAACTCGGTGTTTGGTATGGCGAAACATTCAAGCGTTTAGTAAATAACTGTCCAGATCTTCGTTTGTTTGGTGTTGACTTATATGCAGAACAACCTGAGAATGATGGGCCGCAAAAGTACATTCCGGGCGAAGATGGTCACGTATGGAAGCATGAACAATACTATGAAGATATTAAGTCTTTTTGTGATGCATCGAACGGTAGAGCAACTATCTATCGTGGATACACTAATGAAGCGTCAAAGCTTGTTGAAGATGAGAGCCTAGATTTTGTATTCATCGATGCAGACCATTCATTTAAGGGTGTAGATGAAGATATTATTCATTGGATGCCAAAGGTGAAAAAGGGCGGGTACATGATTGGGCATGATATTCATTGGCCGACTGTAAAAGAAGCTGTAGAAAAGCATTTTGGCGAAAACTACTTTAAAGAACAAGATTTTATTTGGTATGTGATAAAATGATAAATGACGAACTTGCTATGAGAACTGTTGCCATCGAAGGTGTAGATAAATTACTCTGGCCAGTACGTGACTTTAATGCTTTTCATTGGCCACTTCAAGATTGGATACGCGACAAAGAAGCTTTTCTAAAATTTGTAAAAGCAAGAGATGTTGTAGTACAAGCTGGTGGATGTTGTGGTATGTATCCTCGATTCTACAAGAATCATTTTAAGCGTGTGTACACGTTTGAACCGAATCCTACAAATTATTATTGTCTTGAAAGAAACTGCGAGGTTGAAGGTATTCATCACCAAAATGTTGCACTCGGTTCTGCAGAAAAACTAGTAAGCCTTGATTCACCGACTGCACCTGGAGAAGAAAATAACGTCGGCATGTATACAGTGAATGAAAATCCGGGTGAAGTAAAAATGATCACTATCGATAGCTTAGGCCTTGATGAGTGTGATCTAATTCACTTTGATCTTGAAGGATATGAGACCGAGGCTTTAAAAGGTGCTATAAATTTAATTGAGAAGTGTAATCCAGTCATTATAACAGAAAGAGCTTGTGGTCGGGAATTGCTCGAATCAATCGGCTACCGTATAGTTCAAAGAACTTCTATGGATTCTATTTTTGTGAGAGGTTGAATATGAATATTGAAAAGAAGATGACGCAGATCTGGATCGGACCAAGACCTGCACCTATGAAGTGGATGAATACTTGGAAAGAAAAACATCCGGATTGGGAATACAGTATCTTTACTCAACAAGATCTTGAGTCAAGAAAATTCCACAATCAGCACCTAATCGACCATTATTATGCCATGGGATTATATAGCGGAGTTTCTGACTTAATCAGATATGAACTATTGTACGAGCGAGGTGGTTTCTTTCCAGAAGCAGACTTCTTGTGCATGGAAAACACCGATGAACTCTTTACTGCCCCAAAAGAATTCTGCTACACTTGTTATGAACAAGAAAAGATTCGTCCGGGATTTGTACAGCCTATTCTTGCAGCAAACCCTGGCAATGATTTCGTGAAAACACTCATCGATATCTTGCATCCTTTGCGTACTGATCAGATGAGTAAGTACCCATGGAAATCTACCGGTAACGAATGGTTATCAAAAGTTATTCCAAATTACAAGCCAAACATCGTAATTTGGCCTTCACATTACTTTATCCCAACTCATTACGACCGCGCGATGCCAAATTATAATGGTACAGATAAAGTTTATGCTCATCACTTATGGGGTTCAACCGGCGGCGGCGTCGATTATCGGGAAGGTGTAAAATGATTCCTACTAAAGCATATATTTTAACTATTGACAATCCTATCTCAAGAGAGTATGCTAAAACTTGTGCAGACTCGTGCGACGCAGTTGGGCTAGCATGGGAATATTTCGAAGGGTATACCAACATATCGATATACGATTCCTGGATCAGAACCGGAATAAACACTCCTACGCTAAAAGGCTTAGTTGGAGATTCACGTATTGATAATACACAGTGTTGCTCTGCAGGCCATGCAGCTATTTGGAAAAAGATATCTGAAGGAAATGAAGCTGCCATCGTTCTTGAGCATGATGCGATAATGTTACATAATCCAAACGTTGATATTCCTGATGATAGAATTGTAGTACTTGGATATAAGACACCAGATCCTTCAAGGTATGATCACATCTCAGCTGGTCCCCCTCAGAGAGTTATCGAATTGGCAGCACATGAGGGCGCTCACGCGTACGCACTTACACCAACTACTGCTAAAGCAATGGTTACCGAAATCGAAACACATGGAATTCTAGGTTGCATTGACAACGCATACTTTATTAAGCATCAGCGTAGAACAAAGACACCTTTGGCTATCATGGACCCAACTCCAGCTATTGGATGGCTACGAGAGTCGACTCTTTGGAAAAAGTCAGCTACCGCAAACTATGATTTTATTCCATCGTTTTCGTGTCATTTTCGTTAAACTATAAATAGCCCTAATAGAAGCTTGCGGTTAGGCTAAGGCAAACCCGTGATGTGAAGGAGAATCTTATGGAAAAGAAGTCTAAAAAAGACGAGAAGCTTAACAAGAATGCTATCGAAGTAAACCCTACTCTCAAGGAAGCTTCATCCCGTAAAGTCGTTATATCTTGGGGAAGAATGAACCCTCCAACGATTGGCCACGAAAAGCTCGTGAAAAAGGTTCAAGATACTGCTCGTAAACTTGGCGCAAAAGCCGAAATTTACTTGAGCCAGTCACAAGACGCAAAAAAGAATCCACTCTCATATTCTGATAAAGTCATGATTGCCAAAGAAGCATTTGGCAGCACTATTCAGTCGTCACCAGCTAAAACCATTATTGATCTGATGAAACAGCTTCAGTCAAAGTATGATGAAGTTACTTTGGTTGTAGGCCAAGACCGTGTACAAGAGTTTGAGACTTTGTTAAATAAGTACAACGGTAAAGATTACACAATGAAATCGATTGCTGTAGTTTCTGCTGGAGAAAGAGATCCAGATGCTGATGGTGTCGAAGGTATGTCAGCCTCTAAGATGAGAGACGCCGCATCAAAAGGTGAAGAAGAAAAATTCAAGTCAGGTCTTCCTAAAAAGCTTCAATTGCATGCACAAGACATCTATGATATGGTTCGTGCGGGTATGAAGTTAACAGAAGATGTTCAGCTTGATGAGTATGTTCTTACATATGCTCAACGACGTCGCCGCGCACTTGTAATGCGTAAGTATGAGCGTAAGATGGAAGCAGCACGTGAAAGACTTAAGAATCGTATTGCGTCGAATCAAAAGCTAGCAGTAAGAGCTCGTAAGAAAGCAATTGAACTTATTCGCAAGCGAGTTGCAGGCGAACGTGGCGCAAACTACGCAGATCTTTCGCCTTCAGAAAAGATTATGATTGACCAGAAGGTTGAGAAGAGAAAAGGCGCAATTGCGAAGATTGCTGCTCGTCTTCTACCAAAGGTACGCAAAGCAGAACTTCAGCGAGTTGCTTCTTTACATCAGCAAAAAGAAGACATCGATCAGATGTTTGAATCTTTCTTGAATGAAGACTATTACGCAGGTCTAAGTAAATCAACCGCAGCAAAACGCAAAGCACACTTTAATAAGCATGCAAAAATGGATGATGATAATCCTGCTGCGTATAAACCGGCTCCAGGTGATGCTACTGCAAAAACAAAGCCTTCAGTACATACACGCCGTTATCATATGATGTATAACGGAGATGGATCGCTCAAGTATGATCGTCGTTTCCGCGCATTCCGCCACATTGTTCGCCAAGAAGAAGTCACAGTAGAGAATGATGCAGATCTTCTTGAAATGATTATGGTTGCAGAAGAAATCAACAACTCTATTAATCTTGACGAAGCAAAGGCAATGGAAGGTCTGAAGAAGAAAGCTGAGAAGTCAGGCATTTCTTATGGTACTTTGAAAAAAGTATTTGACCGCGGAGTTGCTGCATGGAGAACTGGTCATCGTCCAGGCACTACTCCACAGCAATGGGGTTATGCCCGCGTAAATTCTTACATTACCAAAGGTAAGGGAACTTACCATGGCGCAGATAAAGATCTTCGTGAAGAGAGTCTAAACGAAGGTGTTAACGACCCTTCGATCTTCAAAGCGGTATTTCTTGCAGGTGGTCCGGGATCAGGCAAGTCATTCATCGTTGGTAAGACCGCGTTAACAGCACTTGGTTTTAAAGTGATTAACTCTGATGATGTGTTCGAGCGTGCACTTGTGAAAGCAGGTCTTAAGACTACGCCTGAGGATATCTATTCAGAAAAAGGTCAAGAGATTCGTAGTGCAGCGAAAGCTATCACTGGAAAGAAAATGGACCTTGCTCTTGCTGGTCGTCTTGGCTTAGTTATTGATGGAACTGGTAAAGATTACGAAAAAATCGAGAAGCAAGCTTCAAAGCTCAAGAAGCTTGGGTACGAAATCGCGATGATCTTCGTCAACACCGACCTCGATACTGCTAAAGCTCGTAATGCCGCACGTAGCAGATCACTACCGGATACAGAAGTTGAGTCGATGTGGAACGGTGTTCAAAAGAACATTGGTAAGTTCCAGAACTTCTTTGGTACTAAGATGTTCGTAATCGATAACTCCGAAGGATCTAACTTTGAAGGAGCTGTTACTTCTACTTACCGCAAGATCAGTGCATGGGCCAAAGTAACTCCTACGAATCCTGAAGCAAAGTCATGGATTGCTTCAGCGAGAACAGTCAAAGAAGATAAGATGTCGGTAAAGCATCATCTTGGAATTGGTGTTCCGTTCAAGCATCAGTACAAAGATAATGTTAAGCACATCGATACTGATCTTGATGGTGATGTTGATGCAGATGACTTCAAATACTCAGCTCCAGACGAGACAATCGGCGATGATGCTGAGACGAAGAAGCTTCTCAAAAAATATTCTAACGAGAAAAAGCACACGCGTAAGGGTGTAGCCTTTGAACAAGCTATTCCTACCCCAGTGATTCCGCCAGAATCAAACGATGGTGATGAAGATCATGCTGAAAAGCACATTGAAGCTGCTCTGAAACGTGCAAAGAAAATGAAACACTTTAGAGCTTATAATGAAGCTTATGGTGCTGGATTTGAAAATACTGATACTCTCGTTCAGAATTATAAAAATGCTACGCCAGGCGAAAAAGGATCGGTGAAGAAGCCAAAGATCACTGACGGTGTAAAGATCAATGAAGCATTTGAAGCTCTTGTAGAAGAACCAGATGTTGAGATCACTGCGTCAAAGATGAAAGACTTCGAAAAGTTCGTTGATCGCATGTTCGAGAAGTTCAAGATCGACTTCGAGTTCACTAAGCATTTTGGCGACCGTATGAATGACGATCGTAACTCACCAAAGATTAAGCTCAAAGAACTTGCAGATTTGATCAAAAAGATTTATGCTAAGAATGGTAATCCGCTCAAAGGCAAAGCTGGTGCTGAGCTTGTGGTGAAAGATCTACAGTCAGACCTCAATATGCCGATCGTTGTTAAGTACGACGAGAAGAACGACGAGATCGATATTGTAGCAAAGACTATTATGCGCAAGAAGAACTTCACAACGCCTAACCCAGTCGTCAAGTACTAAGAGGAAACCATGAAAACTTTTAAAGAAATGCTAGCAGAAGCAAAAGAAGACGACGGCGAATACGGCCAAGAAGGTGGTATGGCTAAGTCCCAGTTAAGAATGATCATCTCATCTGCAAAGAGATTACATTCTCTTCTTAGTGACGATGATGAACTTCCAGGGCATGTCATTGCAAACATCGTTCTTGCTACAGATTACATTACCGGTGCTGCTGACTATATGGAGTCAGAGATGGCTGACGAAGAAGATTTTGATTCAGACGAATAAGGATACTAACCAATGAAATCATTTAAGTTATTCCTTGAACATCCAAATTGCGGTACACCTAATTGCTGCAACGAATGCTCAACTGAAGTTGTAGAAGGTAATGGTCTTTGGGCCAATATCCACGCAAAGAGAAAGCGTGGAGAAAGTCCAGCGAAGCCCGGAGACAAAGATTATCCCTCAAAGGAAGCAATTAGAAGCGCTCAAGAAGAAGTTGATCTTGACGAAGCGGAATCTTGGGAAGCAGGATATAAGCGTCGTGTAGTTAAGACCACTTCTGCAGAACATAAAGAAAAGGGTATGAACTGGAGAATCAAGGGCAAGGAACGTCCTGAGATCTCGATCAAACTCTATAAAGAAAAGCCATCACAGGCTGAGTTCAACAAACAAATGAAGCGCGTTGCTGGTCACGAGTTCGGAGGATAAGATGAAAAGTTTTAAACAGTTTGTAGAATCTGAGATATATGAAAACATCGGTGGACTATTCAAAAATGCTTCTGAATGGGAAAGTTCGGCAAAAGCTCGTGGTCTAGTTGTTAAATCAATGACACACCCGTCTGGCGAAGCAACAAAGTACCAGATTGCTAAAGACAAGCAAGGTAACAATCGTGGACACTTTGATCACGGGACAAAATCAGGCCGCCTCAAAGAAGAAGCCGATCTCGATGAAGAGAAAGATCCACGTATCGAGAGAGCTGGTGTCCAAGGTTTCAATAAACCAAAGGCAACTCCAAGCCATCCAGAAAAAAGCCACATTGTTGTTGCAAAGAGTGGTGATCAAGTGAAGACGATTCGTTTCGGTGAGCAGGGTGCAGAAACTGCTGGCGCGCCGAAAGAAGGTGAGTCAGATCGTATGAAAGCAAAAAGAAAATCTTTCAAAGCGCGTCACGCAAAGAACATTGCAAAAGGTAAGATGTCTGCAGCGTATTGGGCTGACAAGGTAAAGTGGTAATGACTCATATCGAATATAATGAATGAATAAATAATACCATTAGCCAACCATAAGGAGAATAACAATGGCACTATGGGGTAAAACTGACGCTCGAGCATCAGCACCGAAATATCTAATCGATGGCGCGAATACTGACATCGTTCCAACGGCAAACACTGCTCGCGACTATCCTGGTCTTCCAGATCAAGTCGATTTGAACAATGCTTTCTTTGTTGATACTACTGAAGCAACGATCGAATCTAACCGTGACGCTGGCCTTCGCACACCGGGTTGGAATCTTTTCACAACCTACACCGATGCGAATAGCAATACACGTCGTCGTGTTGAATCACTTGTTGTGATGAAAGTTTCTGCTTCTGACGCGGGTGACGCTGGTGTTTCTGGCAACACTTCGATTGAAGACGCTACCGTCGCTGATAGCTAATATGAAGGGGGAGAAATCCCCCTTCTCACCTTTATTAAGAGTGAATGAATGATTTTGAACGATTCTAATTTTTTGTTATACGCAGCGAAAGCATACGATGTCAAGAAGTCATCGAGCTCAGAAGAGTTTTACGAAGACTTGAAACGGTTTCAGTATCTGAAGAGATTATTCAAGCGTTACGAAGAAGCAGATGATTTAAAAATAAGACTCATTCTAAACCATATCATTGTATTATATAATTGCTTTGGCGCAGAAACAACACACATGTTATTCTTTAAACTAAAAGATTATCATGGTATGTTAAAACCATTCGTCTTATTTTTAAACTATCTGCCAGAAGTGGTAGAATACGAAGACATTAAATTAAAAACGGTGGATGTACCTCTCGATCCACAAATAATATCAGAGTTGAGAAAGATATGATTGTAGATCTATTCCTCGTTTATCAGTTCATCAAGAGGTTAACCACACCTTTTGATCAATGGGAAGCATATAAACTTGGCATCATTGATGCTGAAGGCAACGAGCTAAAGAAAAGACAAGACTTCACAAAAGTTGCTGAAAGACAAGCATACGGGATCTATGACAGAATGATCTTAAAACTCAAGAAATTACTCGCAAAACTTCCAGCTGGTCAGACTAGATTAGCAACCTATGCTGCAGCGTTATGGCTCATCAAAGAGCATAAAGATATCGAAGATAACGGTGATACCCTTACTGAAGATGTAATTGAATCTAGATTAAACCATTATATTCATTATACTACAGAAGCGTATAGTGTCAACAATAATTTTAAGATGATGTTTGAAGAAGCACCAGTGAATAGCGCAGGTTCTGGTAATATTGCTGGAATCGGTATAGGACCAGACGGTGAACCAGGTGTTTCGAAAAAGAGACAAAAGAAAATACAAAAAGATCAAACATCAGTGATCAAGAGATTTAGTACGTTTAGCAAACTTGAAGGAGATAAGAAATGAGTTTTGAATTTAAAGAAGAACATCTAGCAGCGATGATTCCAACAAACAAGAATGTTTCATCATGGTACAAAGCAATGATGGAAATCTTCCCAAAGTATGAAATCAATACACCGAATCGTATCGCAGGGTTTGTTGCTCAGTGCGCCCACGAATCAAATAACTTCAATAATCTTGAAGAGAATTTGAACTACAAAGAAGAAACATTGCTTAAAGTGTTTGGCCGCTATTTTGGACCAGCACCAAAGCGTAATGCAAAAGAATATGCTCGTAATCCAGAGAAGATTGCTAACTATGTTTACATGGATGAGTTCCGTAGCTCAAAGATGGGTAACGTAAAAGAAGGTGACGGTTGGAGATTCCGTGGTCGTGGCTTGAAGCAACTCACTGGGCGCGAAAACTATACTAACTTTGGTAAGACCGTTAACATGACTGCAGAAGAGGCAGCCGAATATGTTGCAACCGAAAAGGGTGCAATCGAGTCAGCATGCTGGTTCTGGAATGCGAAGAAGCTGAATGCAATTGCTGATTCAGGCGACATCGTCAAAATGACTAAAATCATTAACGGTGGTGATATTGGTCTTGCCGATCGTCAAAAGCGCTGGGAAGGTGCTCTTGCCGTTCTCGGTGGAAAGGTCTCTGTTGCTCCGGTTAAGTCACAGATTACAGATTCGGTTACTCAATCTGCTGCTCCTGCCACTACTGTGAAGCGCGGATCACAAGGTGAAACTGTGAAGAAGCTTCAAGCTGCTCTTGGTCTTAAAGCTGATGGCGTGTTTGGTATCGGCACTGAAGCATCGCTTAAGTCATGGCAAGCAAAGAACGGTCTTGCCGCTGATGGCGTTGCTGGACCAAAAACACTTGCAAAGCTTCTAGGATAAACAATGCTCGGGATAAAAGGCTATCTCATAATGGGTGCGATTATGCTCACCATGGTTGGTGGGTTCTATTGGTATTATAAAGATAGCCAAGCTCGAATTGCCATTCTTTTAGAGAATAATGCAAAACTAGAGATCGCGGTCAAAACCAACGAGGAGACGATCGCGACTCTTCAACAAAATTTTGCTGCAGCAAATGCTGAAATCACAAGAGTGAATGAGTCATTCGCTGCAGTAAGAGCACAAAATCGTGAATTGACCGATCGCCTGAGCGAACATGACCTGGCCTATCTTGCATCAAAGAAGCCAGGTTTAGTTCAAAGGGTGATTAACGGCGCGTCTGACAAAGCTGCGAGATGTTTCGAGCTTTTGAGCGGCGCAGCTTTAACTGATGCTGAAAGGAATGCTACTGATGGTAAATCATTTAACAGTGAGTGCCCTTGGCTTTTTAACACTCTTACTCGTTAGTGGGTGCGGTAAGCCTCCGGTACAAGAGATTCAGATATCGGCAAAACCAGTCGATAAACCGGAACTAGTTTTACCGTATGCTGATCCGATAAAAACACGTGATATCGAATGGGTAATCATTACACCTGAGAACTATGAAGAAGTATTTAATGATCTTGCCAAAAAGGGCAAGCCAATCGTATTATTTGGGTTGACTGATAAGGGTTATGAAAGTTTAGCCTTAAACCTGAGCGATATTCGTGGATTGATTCAACAACAGCAAGCGATCATCGTTGCTTATGAAGGCTATTATAAAGAGAGTAATGCTGCTATTGATGCTGCGAATGAAGAGATAAATAATATCAATACACCAACTAACTAAGGGTAACACCATGGTCGATGATTTAAATAAGCTGAAGACTGACGTTGAAGTCATTAAGCGCGACATCGGCGCAATACAAACCTTTTCTGGTAAGATTGATGATGCTATCGAAAAGATGGCAGAAATCTCGAATAGTATCTCAAAGATGCTTATTGTACATGAGAATAAACTACAAAATCATGATCAGCAAATTGATGGCATAAAGGTTTCAATGTCAGAAAGAAAGACTGACTTTGAAAAACAAGTTGACCTATTGCATAAAAGAATATCGGATATGAAAGATGAAAATTCAGCTGATCGTGAAAAGCATCACCAAGAGTTGCTTGCTGCGATTAAAGAAATAGCCGATAATTATAAGGCGCTCGACAGTAGAATTACACTTCTTGAGCAATGGAAGTGGTACGTCATGGGCGGTGCCGCAGTCATAGGCTTCATCATCGCTCAAGTGCCTTGGGATAAATTTTTCGGGTAACTGCACTTTTTGGTGTACAAACCCTACGAACTGAGTATAATGCTATTAAGCTTATGAATATACTTAGGATCAATCAATATGAATCTCGTAGATGTAAAGTACTGTGGCATTCTATCTACTCGTCTAGAGAGATACAAGGTCAAGCAGTCCAACCCGTACAAGGCTAACTTTCGGTGCCCGATCTGTGGTGACAGCCAGAAGTCGAAGACTCTATGCCGTGGATGGTTGATCGAAAAAGATACGACTGCTATGTTCCATTGCTTCAACTGCGGCCAAAGCCACCCGCTCTGGAGATTGCTCAAGCTTACAGATGTTGGTCTCTATAACGACTACGTAATCGATTCAAAGTTTGATAAGATGTCCTTGAAGCCTTCTCAGGAGAAACCTAAGGCTCTTGAGACTCTTACAGCCCCAGTGCCAAACTTTAAGCGTTCCGGATCACCTCTACTTAAGATCAAACGGATGGGACAGTTAGCTGCAGATCATCCTGCACGGTCTTATATTAACAAGCGTAAGATCCCAACAAAGGCTCATCACAGACTATACTACGCTCCTAAGTTTAATACTTGGGTGAATAGTCTTATTCCTGACAAACTCCCACAACCTGAACGTGATTTACCTCGACTCATCTTGCCGTTGATCGATCAAAACGGTGTTGTGTTTGGCTTTCAGGGCAGAGCATTCGATAAACTATCGATTCGATATATTACGATCATGCTTGAGGATAGAGCAAAACTGTTTGGTCTCGATCAAGTCGACTTCAATAAGAAGTACTATGTTGTCGAAGGTCCTATCGATTCTCTTTTTCTGTCCAACGCTGTTGCTATGGCTGGTGCAGATGGGAATGCTACAGGCCTTGAAAATCTTGATAATGCTGTATTTGTATTCGATAATGAACCACGTAACAAAGAGATCGTTTCTCGTATGGAGAAGATGATCGATCGTGGTTATAAAGTTTGTATCTGGCCTTCAAAGATTACTGTGAAAGACATTAATGATATGGTACTCAGCGGCCTTACGACCGCTGAAGTAGAGCTTATGATCGATCAGAATACCTACACTGGATTGTCTGGTAGGTTAACTCTTGCCGAATGGCGCCGTTGTTAAGCAGCGTCGTCTTCGTCTTTCTTTGAAGACTTAGTACCCGAACCAGACAACATAATGCCGGATAGTGTACCGGTCAAGAACGTTGCAATTGGTTGAATAAGTTCAAAGAACTTCTGATCGTTTGGTGACACAAACATTGGTTGTGTGACATGAATAAGCGAGTAAAGAACTGCGAAGATTGTTCCAGTAAGTGTGAATGCTAAGCAAACACCCACAATGAAACGTAGTTTTGCGTTGAGTTCTTCAATATTATCTTTTTTGCCGGCCATTATTCTACCTCTTCATATAGTGGTTTTTCTTCTTCAATTACGACTTCAGCTGGCTTGATGCCGACTGCAGCTTGAGATGCTTCAATCTCGGCGACCATCGCAGCAAGTTGTTCAGCCGATACCGGTGAACCGTCAAGAGTGACTAAGTTTTCTGGGCATGTTGCTGATGCTGTGCACATTGGTGGCTGGCACTCTGATGTGCCCCAATTAGTTGGATCTTGGCACGCATAACGATACTTATCATCTGCGAAGAACACTACAAAGAGTCCAAGAATTAAAGCCACAACCGGTAGGTATTTGTACATGTCTAAGAGTCCTGCTTTCATAGACCTATCCTTTCTTGTTGATTACGAAATCATCGTATAGGTCAAGGGTTACACGTTGTATTACACTTCATATTTATAGGTTGACATTTCTTCAACACAGTGATAGTATGGATTCTGGATCTTATAGATAGATTATATTTAAGAATGAGGTGAACATGATTAGCGCTATTGTGGCTTGTGACACAGAACATGGTATTGGTAAAAACGGTAAGCTGCCGTGGCCTTACCACCCAGAAGACATGAAATGGTTTCGTGAGAATACGACTGGTCATGTAGTTGTTATGGGAAGTAAAACTTGGGAATCGATTGGTTCGATGAAGCTTCCCGACAGAGTAAATATTGTTCTGAGCAATCATCCAGAAAGATTACATGGAGTTCCAAATCGAACTATGGACGTAGCTCCTCGAGACATGGGAGCTATGTTACAAAACTTACAAATGGAATACCCAGCTAAGAAGATCTGGGTAATTGGTGGCGGCAACATATACGCACAAGCCATTCCTTTCTGCGAAAGATTGTATTTAACCAAGTTTAAAGAAGCTTATGGATGTGATACGTTTCTTGATCCAGAACAGCTCAAACCGTATATACGTCTAATCGATAGTAAGAATTCTGATATTTGTTCGTTCAGTGTCTGGAGCCGTGTATGAAACAGTATCATGATGCTCTTCAGTATATTCTCGATAACGGTGAAGTTTGTTCTGATCGTACAGGAGTAGGTACACGTTCGGTATTTGGTTATCAAATGCGGTTCGATCTTCGTGAAGGATTCCCTGCAGTCACAACAAAGCGATTGGCTTGGAAAGCGGTCGTAGGTGAACTACTCTGGTTTTTAGAAGGAAGTACAGATGAAAGTCATCACACAGATACGAACCAATCCTGACTCAAGAAGAATTATCCTTTCAGCATGGAACCCTCTACAAACCGCCGAAATGGCTCTCCCTCCCTGTCATGTCCTCGCACAGTTTCGTGTCGTCAACGGTAAGCTGAGCTGCCACCTCTATCAACGTTCTGCCGATATGTTCCTTGGAGTACCTTTCAATATCGCAAGTTATGCTCTACTTACACACATGATATCGAAAATTTGTTCACTTGAAGTAGCATATTTAGTACATAGCATAGGCGACGCGCATATATATAGTACTCATGAAGATGTAGTACGTGAACAACTTAAGCGAACTCCTCGAAAATTACCTACTCTCAAAATGCCTGAACTGCAGTCACTTAACGTCGACAGCATTCAAACATTATGTGCTTCTGATTTTGAGTTGGTGGGATATGATCCGATGGAATCGCTGAAAGCTCCGATGGCTGTATAAGAAAATAAGAAAGAGGAATAAATGTTATTCGAAGAACAAATTTCACGTAAACCAGATCTATATCCATGGACTAAGCAGTTCATCGATGCAATCTGGCAAGGTTTCTGGACTCCCGATGAGTTCAATTTTAGATCAGACTACTCTCAGTTTAAAACTGATTTAACTGAGCAAGAGCAAGAAGTCATCGTTAAGACTCTATCTGCTATCGGACAGATCGAAGTTGCGGTAAAGACTTTCTGGGCAGATCTTGGTAAGAACCTTCCGCATCCATCACTACGCGATCTTGGCTTTGCCATGGCAAACTCAGAAGTGATTCATAACCTTGCATATGAGAAGCTACTCGATGTTCTTCAGCTTACTCATGTGTTTGAGCAAAATCTAAATGAGGAAGTGATTAAAGGCCGTGTAAACTACTTACGTAAGTATCTCAAGAAGACCTACAAGGACGACACTAAAAAGCAATATATCTACGCGATCACCCTGTTTACTTTGTTCGTTGAGAACGTATCGCTCTTCTCGCAGTTCTATATCATCATGCACTTCAACCGTAACAAAGCTGTTTTGAAGGATTGCGCTCAGCAAGTACAATACACTCGTAATGAAGAAATGCTTCATGCACAAGTTGGCATTAAGATTATTAACACTCTTCGTGAAGAATATCCAGAGCTATTTGATGAAGAACTGCAGAAGCGTATCGAGAGTGAATGCATCGACTCATTAAAGGCAGAGTCAAAGGTTATTGACTGGATCATGGGCGATTACGCTATTCAGGGTCTTGATGCAAGTATCTTAAAAGCATTTATTGCAAAGCGCATGAAAGAGTCCATCGATCAAATCGGTTTTGATAGTTCTGCAATTGTTTATGACGCTGAACTCGTAAAGAAAACACACTGGTTTGATGAGGAACTTTACGGTGCGAATATGACTGACTTCTTCCAGAAGAGACCGGTTGAATATTCAAAAGGCAAAGCAATTACAGCAGACGATCTATTCTAAGGAGAACAACATGGGATTTGAATGGGCAAATGAAGACTCTCGCATCTTCCTCTCGAGAGGTTATATTGATGGTAATATGACAGTTGAAGAGAGAGTTCGTGAGATTGCAAAAGCAGCTGAACGTATTCTTGACAAAGAAGGTTTTGCTGATAAGTTTTATGATTACATGAGTAGAGGCTATTATTCTCTCTCATCGCCAGTATGGTCTAACTTTGGTACGAAGAAAGGTCTTCCTATCTCATGTAATGGTGTTTACATTGAAGACTCAGTCGAGAGCTTTCTCGACAAGTTTGGTGAAGTCTGCACTCAAAGCAAACTAGGCGCTGGTACTTCTGGATTCCTCGGTTCTATTCGTCCTCGTGGTACAGATATTAAAGGTGGAGCGAATGGTAAGGCAAATGGTCCTGCGTACTATTTGGCGTTGTGGGATACCGGTGTTGACGTGATTAGCCAAGGGTCGACTCGCCGTGGATCCTTCGCAGCATATCTTCCTATTGAACATCCTGATATTATGGAGTTCCTTGACATCCGTGAAGTCGGTAGTCCGATCCAAAATGTCTCGATGGGTGTAACCATCACTGACAAATGGATGGAAGAAATGATTGCTGGTGATCCGGATAAACGTACTATCTGGGCTCGTGTTCTACGTAAGCGTAAGGAAACTGGCTATCCGTATTTGTTCTTTACTGATACTGTGAATAACAATAAGCCTCAGGTACTGAAGGATAAGAACATTCCTATCTGGGCTTCGAATCTTTGCTCTGAGATTGCACTTCCTTCTTCGAAGGATTGGTCGTTTGTTTGCAACCTTGCTTCGATGAACATTCTTACATTCGACGAGTGGGTAAATACTGATGCGGTTGAAGTGATGATCTGGTTCCTTGACGCCGTCATGGAAGAGTACATCGAGAAGACCGACGGTGTAAAGTACATGGAATCCTCCAACAACTTTGCTCGTCACTGGAGAGCGCTTGGTCTTGGCCAGCTTGGTTGGCATTCATACCTTCAGTCAAAGATGATTCCTTTCGAATCATTTGATGCTCATATGTTGTCGATTAAGATCTCGAAGTTTATTGACGACCGTTCTCTTGCTGCTTCGAAAGAACTTGCACTTGAGTACGGCGAGCCTGAAGGACTTCTTGGATATGGCGTACGCAACCTTACTCGTTGTGCTATTGCTCCTACTACTTCTTCGAGCTTTATTCTTGGCCAGGTATCACCATCGATTGAACCTCTTGCTTCGAACTACTTCACGAAAGACCTTGCAAAAGGTAAGTTCACTTACAAGAACCCCTACCTTGTAGATGTTCTTGAAGCACACGGTAAAAACGACGACGAGACCTGGATGTCTGTTCTACAACATGGTGGATCGGTACAGCATCTCGAGTTCATGACTCAGACCGAAAAGGACGTATTCAAGACTTTCTCTGAGATCGCTCCCATTAGCATTGTTCAGCAAGCGGCTGCTCGTCAGAAGTACGTCGACCAAGCACAATCTTTGAACTTGTTGATTGCTCCTGATGTGTCACCAAAAGATGTGAATGCTCTGATCATCGAAGGATGGAGACTCGGAGTGAAGACATTCTACTATCAACGCTCATCAAATCCTGCTCAGCAACTTGTAAGAGACATCATGAATTGCCAAGCGTGTGAGGCCTAATCTTCCGAAAGATAAATAGGGCAGGAGCAAATCCTGCCCATTTTATTTGAAGGAGACTATTATGAATAAAGAAGATTTAGTCTGCGAAGTTTGCGACTCAGAATTTTCGATTGAACACTATGAAGACGGCGAGATTTGTTTTTGCCCATTCTGCGGAGAGTCACTTTTTCACGATGATGACGATGAAGAGTGGGACGAAGAGTTAGAAGAAGAATGAGCTGGACATACGAAGGGAAGCCATTCTCTTCGGACGATATTAATGGACATGCTGGTTTCGTCTATGAAATAACCGATACACTGAATGGTAAGAAATACATCGGTAAGAAGAAGCTCAGTTCAACGCGAACTCTGAAGCCTCTCAAAGGACAGAAAAGAAAGCGCAAGGTTATATCCGAGTCTGATTGGATGGACTACTACGGATCTAGCGAAGAAGTAAAGACGTTAGTCGAAGAGTTTGGTGTTGATAGGTTTCAGCGAAAGATTATCCGACTATGCAAGACAACTGCAGAGATGAGTTACTATGAGCTTCGAGAGCAAGTGGTTAACGACGTCCTGCTGAAACCTGACGAATTCTACAATGCATTTGTCGGAGCTAAGATCCACCGCAATCATCTAAAGCACCTCATCACATGACATGGTTTCAAATCAAAGAAGCGAATCGCTTTTACTGGATCGTCAAAGGCCAGCTCATCCCTGAAGCTTGGTCCGAGAAGGACATCGAGTCGACTTATCATTCCTACATAGAACGGATCTGGGGCAACCACGAGAACGTTGTACACGAAGTCGGCTTCGAGGCTGCATGGGCTGCAAGGCAAGCGAAAAAAATTAACGAAAAGTGAATTTTACTGGTTGACATTTGTAGTTGCAAGTACTATATCTATATAGTAAGGCAGTGAAAGGCTACACCATGAAATTCGCGAATATGATCGGTTACTCTGACATCGTCCCTTTCGAAGTCGTCCGTGTTGTCTCTAACAAGACCATCGAAATCCGTGAGATGGATGCTAAGCTTGTCGAAGGGTGGAAGCCCGAGATGATTGCCGGCGGCTTCAGTGCTCACTGTGTAAACAACAGTACTCAAGAGTATACCTATGCTACTCGTGAGGGTTCGCCCGTCATTCGTGCTCGACTTCAGAAAAACGGCAAGTGGAAGTCGATCCACGGCGAACATCGTCTCTCTGACAAGCCCAAGCGCTTCTACGACTACAACTTCTGAGGTGAAAGATGAATACGAAAAACATCGACTTCGGTGTACAGTTCGACGTGATCGATGAGATCAAAGAACCTGTCGGGATGAAATCAAGACTTATACAGAGTCATCGTACAAAGACTCTTGCAATCCAGTCGTGGGGTTTCATGACTGGTGAGTGGATCACAACTCAGCGATATAAAGACGTTCAAGAGATGTGGGACAAGAGCAAAGCTCTTGCTATTTCGATCGTTGAGAACAAACGAAAGAAAAAGAGCAAGTAGCGTATTTTCCTGTTGACATACCAGAGTTTTTGGTATACTCTATATAAGTAACCGGAGAAAAAAGATGCAGATGCAAGACTACGACACTGTGATTATTCGCCTGAAAGACATCGTTCGCCGCGCCAAAGCGTATGAGCACTCGCGAGAAGATCTGATGATGCGGATCGAGTTCTTTGTAGAAGATCTTCAGCTTGAACAAAGCTTTGAAGAAGAGAGAATGATTAAGAGTATGGCTTCATGAGTATCGCCGAAAAAGTTGAAAGAAAGATGCAGGCCCTTGAGCATTTGATGAATGCTCAGATGCATATCGAGATGCCCTCATCGGTTGCCGAATCAATCGAATCGTTGTCGATTTACTGGGCACACTTGTCGGATGAAGATAAAGACTATATTAACTGCGCTGCAGATGCCATGAAGGAAAAACGTGAATGGATCGTATAAATACTGAGTATAATCCCGTCGTAGATGAGATGCGTAAGGTAAATGCTCAACCAGTGAAATCTGAATTTGAGCTAGCAATCGATAAAGAAGTTGCTGCGTTCATTGAGCGTGTTGGCCTTTATGATTCCCCTGTTGCAGTTCGTCCTCGCTGGAAAACTGACAAAGAAATGTACACTGCTTTCTGGAACGAAAGGCTCGCCTAATGAAAACCCTACTCGTAATTGCTGCTACTCTCGTAGCTACGTCAGCTTCTGCTGATACGGTTCGGGCTACTATTAAAGATCATTATACGTTGCAAGAAGTGAGTGTTCCTACTACACAAACCTTTTGCAGAAATGGTTCAGCCGGCGGCGACGCATTAGCGGGTATGATTATTGGTGGTATTATCGGTAAAGGCGTTACCGGCGACGATCAAGGAGCAGCTGCAGGTGCGGTTATCGGCGGTGTGATCGGAGCTGACAAGGGTGGCAAGAAGTGCTGGGAAGAAACAACATATCACGTTGAACGCACTGAAGTCTACTCACATAGCACGATTACATTTAAACAAAACGGTCAAACATATTCGTTTGAATTTTATAAATAATATACATTGCTTCCGTAGCTCAGCTGGATTAGAGCAAGGCACTTCTAATGCCAAGGTCGAGGGTTCGAGTCCTTCCGGGAGCACCAAATTTAGTCCTCGTAGGCCAATAGGTAGAGTCAGCAGACTTAAAATCTGCGTAGTGTCGGTTCGAGTCCGACCGGGGACACCAATTTCATGGAAGTGGGCGTTAGACGCAAGAGGGCCTTATAAACCCTTCAGCAGTAGATGACTGTTCTCGACTGGGAGCGTAACCCAGCACTTCTACCAATCTGCTCCTGTAGCTCAGTGGTTAGTAGCTGTCCGCTCATAACGGATTGGTCCGGGGTTCGAATCCCTGCGGGAGCACCACAATATAAATACTCAAGAACAATAACAAAGGATGAGTATCATGGATCAACTCGCTGAAGCATTGAAGGTTCTGCTTGGAACAGTTTATGGCCTTTCGGTAAAAGCACAAAACTATCATTGGAACGTGACTGGGCCAAACTTTGCACAGTATCATGAGTACTTTGGTGAGTTTTATGAAGAGGTTGGTGGTTCTATTGACTCTATCGCAGAGATGATCCGTGTTGTAGGATCGTTTGCTCCAGGTTCGTTGTCTCGCTTCAAGGAGCTGAGCCGAATCGAAGATGAGCTCATGATTCCAGAACCACCTCTGATGTTTGCTCGTCTCGCTCGTGATAATGATGTGGTCATCATGACTCTTTACGAAGTACGGGCCGTAGCAGAACAACTTGGTCAGGCAGGCGTAGTGAACTTCATAGAAGATCGAATCACCGCTCATGAGAAACACCGCTGGATGCTCAAAGCTTTCATCTAAATTATTTTCGGAAAAGCGCACTTTTTTGTTGACATCTTCGAGAATCAGTGTATAAATAGTATAAGAAACAAACTAACAGGAACTATCCTTCAATGAAACCCACTATCGCATCAGTCTCAAAGCATATGCAGGCACAGCCTGGCTATCGCTTTACTGTGCGTTGTGAAGAACTTAATATTATGAACATGAGGGGGTACGACAGCTAACAAGCTAGAGTACATGGTTCAAGAAAACCAACCCCTCCGATCGAAAGGTCTGGAGGGGTTTCTTATTTGGTGAGTGGCCCGGATGGTAAGGGGTCGGATTGCAAATCCGAAGCACGCAAGTAGTCAGTTCAATTCTGACACTCACCTCCAAAATAACGGTTGACATTCATGTCGATCAAGTATAGAAGAAAATTCGGGATCGAAGAGATCATATCAATCATCCCCGCTCATTGAAAATTTAAGCATTGTTCCTAGGGGAGGCCCGATGATGGAACTGGAAACAGAAGAGATTCTGTTTTCACATGCACTGATACAGTAGGGTGGCAAGTAGGCGAGTCTGTTATTGCCGAGGGTTGGAATTCCCGAGTAGTGAACAGCTACAGCAGTGCAGTTGAAAACAGAATCAAGGTATTCTTCGGATTCCAAGCAATCTTGAAGTTGGGTACGTTTTGTACTTAATCTCATCGTCTTGGTTTCCGCCTAACACAACGTAGCTTGGTACGCCATCTACGACAGCAGACTCTACATAGAAGCCAACGTGACCTTGCCAGTTATTGTTGTTTCGAGTGAATATTACGATATCTCCGAACTCTGGCTCTTTAACTGGCTCACCCCACTTCAAAAAGCTTCTTGCAAGAAGTGGATGGCGGCTTACAGTTTCAGACCCAGGAATATCGTGGTACTTGAGCACAGAATTAACAAAGGCTGCACACCATTGGTATCTGACTGGGTCGAGACCTATGAATTGGCGAATTTCTTTTCTTGAGGTTTTTTCATGTAGACCAATCATAGATGCAGCAGTATCTACCGGCTCAACTGGCGGCATGACACGGCTCATAAACGTAAAGTCTGAGCACCCTGCAAGGGCGAATATAAGAATAATGTATTTCATAAAAATATTTATGGAAAACGAAAATAGTAGTTGACATTCTGAAAAGACTGTTTATAACTGAGTAAGTAACGAGGAAAAGGAAATGAAACATAAGGAACTTCCGAAGGTACGAAATCCTTTCGTCCTTCATCTTTCCAAACGTCCATCTGGCGCTCATGGAAAGACTAAAAAGGTGGAACGCCGAGACGATAAAGTGGCGGTTCGCAAAGAGTGGATCCGTAGCTGAGGTGGTTTTAGCACGTGACTTTTAATCACAGTACGTCAGTTCGAGTCTGACCGGATTCACCATTACTTTGATGATACACTGAGTGGCATTTAGGCCGCCACATAAAATAAACCTATCGGACCAGAAATGGTATTGGTCAGTGTATCTTCTAAGTAATGCACCGGTAGCTGAGAGGCTTAGCGGCGGGCTCTTAATCCGCGTCAACCTGGGTTCGATTCCCAGTCGGTACACCAAAGAATATCCTGATGTAGTGATAATGGTAGCACATTGAGCTGTGGACTCAATAGAGTTGGATCGTAACCAACCGTCAGGACCAAATTTTTGCCCGTTCGTCTATCTGGCAGGACGCCTGATTTTGACTCAGGAAAGCGCGGTTCGAACCCTCGACGGGCAACCAATATGCACTTGTAGCTCAGACGGTAGAGCACGGGATTGAAGATCCTGGTGTCGGGAGTTCGATTCTCTCCAAGTGCACCAAATTAAGTACTATGAAAATAGTTGTTGACATTCGTCTTCAATTAGTATAGTAATAGATTAACATGTTCCTATAGCTCAAAGGTAGAGCGTTCGCCTGATAAGCGAGAGACCAAGGATCGTTACCTTGTAGGAACACCAAATTATGGCGACACAGCAGGTGCTGACATGGGTCTCATAAGCCCGTAGGGATGGTTCAAGTCCATCTGGCGCTACCAAGTTTGGGAGTGACGCCTCAAGGTGAGGCAGCGGACTGTAAATCCGTCGCTGAAAAGCACGTTGGGTTCGATTCCCTTCACTCCCACCAATACCCTTTGCAGCGTCGGACTAGATGGGGTGGTCGCCGTACTTTCAATTCGGAGATGACGGGTTCGATACCCGTACGCTGTACCAATAATAAAAGGTAATACCATGCGAGTTTGCGAAGATTACAAATATAAAGTTGGGAATAGGTCTTACACTATTGGAGAAAGTGTTCTCGGGACATCGCAACCTATCCGCTTCTATTACATAAGTGGGCCTGGCTATCTTGGCGTCGGTACAATCAAAGATAATGATTCTTTAGAAGAATCAGTGATGGCTGTATTGAAGCGAGAAAAACTTATATAAACGTTCCTATGGTGTAATGGAAGCTCATCTCCCCGACACGGAGAAGGCCCAGGCTCGATTCCTGGTGGGAACACCAATAACGCTGCTATAGTATACTGGTATTACACATCCTTGGTACGGATGAGAAGAAAGTTCAATTCTTTCTAGCAGCACCAGACAATGCTTCTGCCGGCGGAACCGGTGGCGGGTCTACGAAGCCTGCTTACGAATGTTCGACTCATTCCAGGAGCACCATTTAGGATTTAATCATGGTTAAAGTACTAATCTACAGTTCAAAAGAAATTTATGAGACTGCGCCCTTTGAAGGTCGAGCAGAAGCAGATCTTATTGCATACGCGAAAGATGAATTCTCTTACGAAGTACTGAAAAACAAACAGCCGAATCTCTGGCTGGCCGGTACTGGAGAGTATGGAAAACGTTACGTTAAGCGTTGGATTAAAGAAGTAGAAAACAACGAGCTCAATCCTCGAAAATAACGCTCCCGCCGCTGAGACGGACAAGGCCTTCGAAGCCGACGATGGATGGGTTTGATTCCCTCCGGGAGCTCCAATTTAAAATAAATAGACAGATATTGCACTACATTATACGGCGTGAAATATATTATACAACGCCGTATAATGGAGAAAGTAATGTACAGGTTTTACATTGCAGTGCTGGCTGGTCTTTTATCGTCAACCGCATATGCAGATACAAGTAGTATAGACGGTACATCCGGAATGGGTGTACTCGAAAATAATTGGGTTAAAGCTGGTGTAAATAAAAACACTGGAACGTTTGGAAGTGGCGGAGGAACCAGTCCAGGTCTTCTCTTCGACCCAACAGGAACCGGAACGTTTAATGCTGGGTTTGATTACTTAACACCCGGTTCACCATTCGATGGATTTTCTTTGAAGGTCGATGGTACAAACGCTTTTAATAACAACACTGGTATGTCATCGTTTGTAGACCCTGATGGTCTTGTCGACGGTGTTAATACTCTTACTTGGAGTGGAACTCGCGCATTCGGAAGCTCATCTTGGGATGTGACGAATGTATTTACTCTTGGAACGACATCACCATTCGTTGATGTAACTACAACAATTGTTGCTGGAAGCGCAGCATCAAGCGTTTGGTTTGGTAAGTACAT